TTAGAAATCTATTTAAAAATATTGGACTAGGTGATGTTGAAGTTAAGATGGATCCAAAAACAGAACCTTCAGTTCCTAAAAATCCATTAGACGCATTACTACAAAGTGAAAATGCTACAGTTGTAAAGCCTATGGGAGCTCCAATCAGAAGAACTAATCCAGTTGCTAAAAATGCTAATGCTACTATTGGTGGTGGCGGTGCTGGCGCACACCGAGATAAGAAAAAAGATTCTAAACGTGGTTATCAGAAACACAAGGGCAAGCAACTCGATATGAATTCAATAGCAGAAGGCTATCGAGACTTAGAAGTTATGGGCCATAAGTATATGCCTGACGAAGATCGTGAAGACGATAACGTAAAGATTTGGCACACCATTGTGACTCCACAAGGTAAGACCGTTGACGCTGACTTTACTCCATACAGTTATATGGATAAAGAAGATCTTAAACTTTACATTAAGTTAAAGTATCCTAAACGTCAAGGCGCTGGGCCTCTCAATAAAGAAGATCTACAGAAGATGGCCAACGCAATAGGAATTGCCAAACTTGATCCCGAAATGGCTAACGCTGGTAAAACCAATGAAGAAGAATATGATACACAGCGTGATCGTGATGCTGTAAGTGGCAAGCCACGTAAATCATACTTTACACCAAGTAAAGGTAAAATGTCTAAAGACGAACTTGCTAAAGCTAGAGAACGTAAAGAAAAAGCAGAAAAGGCCGCTGTAGATAATATTAAAAAAGCTCTGGGGAAATAAATGGACCTGGATACACTTAAAAAATTAGCGGGCATTAACGAATTCAAAGGTTACACACCCTACGAAGGATCAAACATATCAGTAACCGGAACAGAAAAAAGACAGATTGAAAAAAGAGACAATATTCGTCCAGGTACTCCAGAATGGTTTAAACTTTGGTTTAGCAGACCGTACTGGAAAGGACAAGAATATCCACCAGGACTAAGGAATAGGAAATGAGAGCGAAAGAGTTCTTAACTGAAAGAGAATATATAGATATGATTAGCGATCCTCTAGCCTATACTAGAGAGTTTCCTAGCATGCCTAGTTCCGATCCTTATCTAATGTATAGATTTAGTATGCAGATGGCAAACCATGAAGCGCCTCCAGAAGGGCCGGCTGCCAATCATGCTGTTATTAGTACATACACAAAAGAAGATGATGATATTGTAAAGGCCGCTGAAAAAGCATCAGGTCACAAAGGTACACAACTTGCTAATCAGTCAATGGACGAGCCACAGGACACTAATACACTAAGTCCAGTAGCACCAAAGAAGAAAAATAGGTACGGTGTATAATGAGAGCAAGTGAATTAGAATTACCAAAAGGAGTTAAAGTTTATCTAGACATGGATGGTGTTCTAGCAAACTTCTTTGAGGAATATGCTAAACTTGCCGGAGTAAAAAGTTATAGAGATGTTCCTCCTGCTAAAGTAGATCCTACACTAGACAAAATGGTAGGCACAGACTTCTTTGCTAGACTACCTAAGTTTCCAGTTACAGATAAAATTATAGATATTTCCGTACAGGCCGCAGGTAGTTACGGTATTATTTCTAGTCCACTTAGAAATGATTTTGCTAATTCAGAAAAACACAAAAGAGAATGGATTAAGAAACATCTTAATCCTCAACCAACAGAAATTTTTATTACACCTAGAAAAGAAAAACATGCTGTCAATCCAGATGGCACACCTAATGTACTAATTGATGATAGAGGATCAAACATTACAGCATGGGAAAACGCAGGCGGTATTGGTGTTAAATTTCAAGCAGACGAGGATTCACTAAAGAAAATACTTGCTGGACTAAATCGTGCCAGACGTATTGGTTCAGGAGAAGAAAAACTTGAACCACAGAATCTTAAAAGTAGAGACCTAGGAAAAATGATTGCTTCTAAAGATGATGAAGTTGAAGAAGACTTGGCTGTTACTGCTGGAAGTTTAAGAGGAACCATGATAGATCTTATTGCTGATAAGATAGAAAATACTACTGATATAGAAAAACTAAAGTATTGGTTCAAACTTATTACTGGAAAAACTATTTCGCCTAGGGGCAAATTCCGTTATACAATAACAGACGAAGATATTGTTGCCGCAATACGTAAAGTAACAGAAAACTTTGCCGATGGTAAGCGTAAAGGCAAAAGTAGACCGGGGCGTGTAAAGCGTTCCGGTGCTAGTTGTAACGGCAGTGTAACAAGTTTACGAGCTAAAGCAAAAAAGTATAGTGGCGAACGTGCTAAAATGTATCACTGGTGTGCTAACATGAAGGGTGGAAAAGGTAAGTAATACTATATGAATCCATTTGTTGAAGCAGAATTTATATATCAAGGAGCAATGGCTATGATTGGAACTGAAAGATATTGTAAAAAATGTGGACACAGATGTCATTGTTATCAACCAGATTGTAAAGACTGTGCTAACGATGTTTGTACACAATGTGATTGTAAAAACGAAAAAGATATACCTTCGTCTTTTACAAAGGAGAATGTTTAATGCGTATTAAAGATGTTGTAACAGAAAAAGCAGTAAGCAAAAAACAACAACAGTTTTTTGGTATAGTACGTGCTATGCAGAAAGGCGATATGCCTAAGGGCGGCGAAGCAGGTAAAGTTGCTAAAGATATGAAAAAGTCCGATGTTAAAGATTTTGCCTCCACAAAGCACAACGGTTTGCCAAAGAAGAAAAAGAAAAAAGAATCTATAGGCGAAAGCCAACAGTTGAATGAATGGGTATGGATGCTTCCGGCTCTCGCAACAGCAGTAAGAGTTGGTGGGCCTGCTATAACAAGAATGTTAACTTCACAAGGTGCTAAACAAATTGCCAAAGGTGTTGCTAAAAATTCAGGCAAGGCCGCACAAGTAGTAGGTAAAACTATAATTAAAAATCCTGGTAAAAGTTTAGCGGCATACGGCGGATATAAAGTTTTTGAAACTGTCGACGAAGCACTTGAGTGGTTAAAAAGTTTAGATCTCGGAGACCTTGCTGAAGATATTATTATTGGATTAGCAAAGGCAATGGTAAAGTATTCTATTCCGATTGCCGCTATTATTGCTGTGCTGTACGGTGGCAAGAAACTTTATGATTATATGAAAGATCAGAAGCAGGAACAACCAGCATGAGAATTAGAGATATTATAAATGAAGATGCTCAACCTAATCAAATTAGAGTTTACATGAGTCATGATCCAGGTTGGATGGGAGCATTCTTTGTAAATGATTACAAAGGTGATGAACTAAAATCAACAACGTTACCAGCAACTATAATAAAAGGTTTTGAACCAGATAGTAAAATGAAAGATCCGAAATCAGCGGCTAATGTTAAAAAAATTATTGCCGGAATCGAAAAAGGAGATAATATTCCTCCTATACTAGTAAGAAAAATGGCTAGTGGTTATCAAGTTATTGACGGACATCATAGATTTTGGGCACAAAAGAAAATAGGACAAAAAAATATAGCAGTAAAAATAGTTCCACCATCATTAATTAAAGATGTAAAGGGCAAGTCAGAAATACCACACAATGTAGATGAAGAAGCCGCAGGTGTTGGCATTGTTACCAAACAAAACGCTACTGCTGACGTACCTGTAGGTGGTGAATATATGAACGTTAAGAAACTGTTTCCAAACAAAAAGCGCAAATCTAAAAAGAAATAAATACGTTATGAAGTATCAAGAACTAATAAAAGGCTTTAAACTATGGAAAGTGGGTGTTAAAATAAACATGCCAGGTTACAGCCAAGTGACTGATACTACTGTCGTTGCTAAAAATAGAGAAATGGCTCGTAGACTAGTAATGGCACAATTTGGTAAAAAGAGCATTATTAGAACGGTAACGGAAATAAAATGAAGATTAGAGATATTATAACTGAATTTAGCAATGCTGGAACTACCACTGCTACAGTTAGTTTAGGTACACCTGTTGCTAAACACAGCAAAGGTAAGTCTTACACAGGATCACCTGGAAAAAGCGGTACTAAAGCGCCTAAGCAGGTAAAGCCCAAAATGCAAAAACCAACAGATAACGGGTTGGATAGTGACTATTTAATGGCTGGTCAGGGTACGATCAAAAGATCCAAGTAGAAGATAAATACTAGCATGAAACAGAGTAAGATTATTCAAGAAGCCAATGAACGCAATTATGATCACGAAGCTGATATGGCTAGATCAGAATTGTATAGATTAGCAGAGTATTCTGTTAAATTGTTTAAGATGATTGAACCCGGTGATAATTTAGAGGGTTGGACAGCATCTAAAATAACAAAAGCGGCTGATTATATCGGTAGTGTATATCATTACATGAAATATGAAGCAAAATTTGGTGACGAAGATCAAGACGTTGATCGTGATGAAGAAATGGACTACGATGAGTCTATTAAAAAAGATCTTACTAATAAACTAGCCGAACAATGGCAGGAACGTAAACAAGGATAAAACAATGGACTTTAACGCAATCGTAAAAAAATTAAGAGATATTGAGCCAACAAATATCGCAGATCCAAATGCTGAGGCTCCTAAAGCAGACACAAAAGCACCAGTAGTGCTTAGTGAAGCGGCACAACTACGTGTCAAAGCAGGTATTTCAACTGTACTTGAAGAATCAAAGAAAGTTGAAGAAGCAAAAGTTGAAATGTGCCCAGAAGCATGTTGCGGTAAGCCTGTAACAGAATGCAAGTGCGGTCCAGATTGCGAACATTGCGATTGTCATGCTAAGAATGCAGCGATGAAAGAGTCTGTAGGATTTACAGATGATGAAATTAGAGAATTATGCCATACTAAGGATCATGATTGCGCTACTGTTGTAGAACATCCTGAGTGGGGCAAAGGCAAACCTGTTTACGAAAGCCACGCTATTCCAACTGACGACGGTCATGTTGAATGGTACGATGTAGAGTTTAAACACGGCATCGAAAAGAAAGTTCCTGCTAATGAAATGAAAATTATCAAAATGGCAGAACACGGCGGAACCAAGAAAAAGAAAGCCAAGAAAGAAGATGCTGTTTCTAAAACAGATGCTAAGAAGAACAAAAAGTTCGACGAAGAAGTTGACGAAATTCTAAAGTCAGCAGAAGCAAAACTTGTTAAAGAAGCAAAGAAAAAGCCAGACGAAAACAACAATGGCATTCCAGACTATGCTGAAGATGGCAAAGGTAAAAACGATCTTGCTAAAGGTGGTAAAAAGCCTGCGGCTAAGAAAGATGCGAAAAAAGGTGGCAAGCCTAAGAAAGGTGTAGTACCTCCACAATTCCAAAAGAAATCTAAAAAGAACGAATCAGTTGTTGCTACTAAAAAAGTAGTTGCTGAATCAATGAGCTTCTTAGATGCTATTAAGATTGTAAAAGAAAGCAATGGTGAAATGAAAGTTTATGCTGTTGACACTGCTATTTGGAATTGGGCAAAACGTGTTGCCGCTTCCAAAGTTACAGAAGGTGGTGTAAAACAAGAAGCATACGCCGCTAAAGTTTATGAAGGCCGCGGTGGAGTTTGGGACGTTTCCAAAACTGTAATTTCAGAATAATCCAAAACACATATTGGTAAAAAAGGCAGTTAAAAATACTTGACTGCCTTTTTTTATGACTATATAATACATACATTAACTAGGAGAAAATAATGGCAAGATCACATTACGGTCCAGAAGAAAAGGCAAAGTTAGATCGTTTAATTAAAGAAGGCTCAACAGTACTACAAGAAGTAGAAGATTTACAAGCAGGCCTTAAAGATACAGTAAAGGCAGTAGCAGAAGAATTAGAAGTTAAACCAAGTATTATTAACAAAGCAATTAAGATTGCTCATAAAGGCGATTGGAAAGCACACGAAGAAGAATGGGAAGAAATTGAAGGTATTCTTGGTATTACCAATCATTTACCTACTGACGATAACGGTGCTTCGTGAAACAAACTGTAGTAGACTTTTGGTTAAACAGTTATCATTCTGATAAAACAGCATTTGGATTTGAGCTTGTTAGTTTTATATTTACAGTTGGAGCAAGCCTAACACTTGCTATTAACGCAAAAGATCCTAATATGCTTATAGTATATCCAGGTTTTTTTATAGGAAGTATAACACAAGTATACGCAAGTTGGCGTAGAGGTGCGGCATGGATCATGCTTTTAACTTCTTACTTTGCTTGTGTTAACGTATTCGGATTCGGTGTTGCCGCTGGATGGTGGTAATAAATAAGATTGAGAAAGGTAAGATCAGCCATAAATGATCACTAGGTATTTGTCAACCGAAAATGGCATAGGAGAACAATATGAGTTATGTAGATGCGTTCTACAATCGTGATACAGACACTATCCATGTAGTCGAACGAGACACAAATGGTAAACGTCAATTTAAAGAATACCCCGCAAGATATCTATTTTACTATCCCGATGCTAGAGGAAAGTACACCAGCATATATGGCGAACCTCTAAATCGTGTTACTTGTAAAAACATAAAAGACTTTCACAAAGAGCAAAAAATTTACAGCAGTAAAAAACTTTTTGAAAGCGACATCAATCCAATATTCCGTTGTTTAGAAGATAACTATCTCAATCAAGACGCACCTAAATTAAATGTTGCGTTTTTCGATATTGAGGTTGACTTTGATCCTGAACGTGGTTACGCATCGCCAGAGGATGCGTTTATGCCTATTACATCTATTGCTGTTCATTTACAATGGATGGAAGAACTAATCTGTTTAGCAATTCCGCCAAAGACGATGAATATGGAAGAAGCACAAAAAGCAATTGAAGGTATCCCAAACACATACTTGTTTGATACAGAAGGCGAACTACTTGATGCTTTCTTAGATCTAATTCAAGACGCAGATATCTTAACAGGTTGGAACAGCGAAGGCTTTGATATTCCGTACACTGTAAACCGTGTAACAAAAGTACTAAGCAAAGAAGATACAAGACGTTTTTGCCTATGGAATCAAATGCCTAAGAAGCGTGAGTTTGAAAAGTTTGGACGTAAGAGTGTTACATATGACTTTATAGGTCGTGTACACTTAGATAGTTTAGAACTGTATCGTAAGTATACCTATGAAGAACGTCACACATATCGACTAGACGCTATCGGTGAAATGGAAGTAGGCGAAAACAAAACTGTTTACGAAGGTACACTGGATCAGTTATACAACAATGACTTTAGAACGTTTATTGAATATAACAGACAAGATACCGCACTACTTGATAAACTAGACAAAAAACTAAAGTTCTTAGATCTAGCAAACACAGTTGCTCATGAAAATACCGTTATGCTACAAACAACAATGGGTGCTGTTGCTGTTACAGAGCAAGGTATTATTAACGAAGCACACAGACGTGGTTTTATTGTTCCTAATCGTATAAGACGTGAACCAGGCAGTGAGCCTGCGGCAGGTGCTTATGTAGCATATCCTAAAAAAGGTATTCATGAATGGATTGGATCTGTTGATATTAACTCGCTGTATCCTAGTGCTATTCGTGCTTTGAATATGGGTCCTGAAACTATCGTGGGACAACTACGTCAAGACTATACTAAAAACTTTATCGAAGAACAAATGGTTCGTAATAAAAAGTCATTTGCCGCATCTTGGGAAGGACAGTTTGGTAGTTTAGAATATGAACTTGTCATGGAAAAGAACGTGTCAAAAGAAATTGTCATCGACTGGGAAGATGGCAACAGTGATACACTCACAGGCGCACAAATATATGATTTAATATTTGAAAGCAATCAGCCTTGGATGCTAAGTGCTAACGGTACTATCTTTACTTACGAGAAAGAAGGTATTATACCTGGACTACTAAAACGTTGGTATGCTGAACGTAAAGAAATGCAAGGCAAACTAAAAGAAGCAAAAGACGCAGGAAATAAAATTGAAATTGAATACTGGGACAAACGACAGCTGGTTAAGAAAATTAATCTTAACAGTCTATACGGTGCTATTCTTAATCCTGGGTGTCGCTTTTTTGATAACCGTATTGGCCAGAGTACTACACTAACTGGTCGTACTATTGTTAAACATATGGCCGCAAAGATCAATGAGATTATTACAGGCGAATATGATTATAGAGGTAAGTCAATCATTTATGGTGATACTGACTCCTCATACTTTAGTGCTTACAATGTACTAAAAACTGAAATTGAAAAAGGACAAATTCCTTGGGATAAAGACAGTGTCGTGAAACTGTATGATCAGATAGCAGATGAAGCATCCGCAAGTTTTCCTAAGATGATGCTTGATAAGTTTCATTGTCCGAAAACACGTGGTGAAGTTATTGCCGCTGGTCGTGAAGTTGTTGCGTCAAGTGGACTTTTTATTACTAAGAAACGCTATGCTGTTTTATACTATGACATGGAAGGTTTCCGTGTTGATGTAGATGGAAAACCAGGCAAGATTAAAGCAATGGGTCTTGATCTTAAGCGTTCTGATACACCTGTTGTTATTCAAGACTTTCTTAAAAATGTACTTGAAATGGTACTAGACGGAAAACCTAAAGAAGATGTTCTTGATTACATTACAGAATTTAGAACAGAATTTCACGGACGTCCGGGTTGGGAGAAAGGTTCTCCTAAACGTGCTAACAAGATTACAGAGTATCAAGCAAAAGAAAAGAAACTTGGTAAGGCAAATATGCCTGGGCATGTTCGTGCTAGTATTAATTGGAATACACTAAAACGCATGAATGGAGACAAGTATTCTCAAACTATTACAGACGGTGCTAAAGTTATTGTTTGTAAAGTAAAAGATAACCCAATGGGGTATACAAGTGTTGCGTATCCAGTAGACGAACTTAGACTACCGGAATGGTTTAAAGAGTTACCATTCGATGACGCAACAATGGAAACTACAGTTATCGATGAAAAACTTGGAAATTTGATCGGTGTTTTGGATTGGGATATTTCTTCCACAAGACAAGACAATACGTTCAATAATTTATTTGATTTTGAGTAACAAACTGTTGACAAACCTAAATAAACGTACTATAATGTATAATAGAACTATGGAGAATCTAAATGAAAGACATTTTACAAGACATTGTTAGCCATACACAGAATCTTGGCTTTCTGACTACTGTAAAAGTTACAGGAGAAGAAGAAAGCACTGCTATCTTTTCAATGGCAGATGATCGTTCAGTGATCATGGAAGCAACTACACACAATCCTTATCCGGATATGATTGGTATCTTTGGTATGCCGCAACTTAACAAACTAAAGTATTTGTTAGATGGTAGTGAATACAAAGAAGATGCTAAAATTAATATTACTACAGCAGAACGCAACGGCGAAACTATGCCTGTAGGTATTCACTTTGAAAACAAAAACGGTGACTTTAAAAACGACTATCGTTTCATGAACATGGAAATTATTAATGAAAAGATGAAAACTGTTAAGTTCCGTGGTGCTAATTGGAACGTAACTATTGTTCCTACACTTGCTGGTGTACAACGTATGAACTTCCAAGCAGGTGCTAACCCAGAACATCCTACATTCCTTGCTAAGACTGATCAAGGTAATCTTAAATTTATCTTTGGTGACGCAAGTTCACACGCAGGTGAATTTATCTTTGCTACTGATGTTGAAGGTACATTAGATCGCGGTTGGACTTGGCCGGTTGCTCCAATTCTTGCTATTCTTAAGATTGCTGATGTTAATAATACTAAGATGAGCTTATCAAACGATGGTGCTATCCAGATTGAACTAGACAGCGGATTAGCAAATTACAAATATATCATTCCAGCACAGGCGGCCTAAATAAAACTATGAAACCAGGTATAATAGATAGGATAGGTAGATTTCATTCAAAGGTGTTTACTTATGTTAGCAATAAAGCAGAGACATCGAGAATATGGGCAATACTACTTACAGGACTAGTTATATACGAAATTATAGAACATCTAGTTTATCCTTGGCTTGTACCTTGGTTGGCTTATCTCGCAATTACAGGAAATTAAAAATATGAAAGCACCAGTACAACTAACACCATTACAGAAAGACTACGCAGTGTATTTGCCTGCTATTAGTACTTTCTATTCCACATACATATCTAAACAAAGATACGAAGAATTTGTTCCGGCAGATCGTTTACCTAAAGGATTCGATCGAGGCATTGAAGGTATGAACTTTTTAAACGCAGACAAAGGGTACTTTGAATACAAGTACGGTTTGTATTCTGCGGGTCACGCACAACTTGACTTAGATAAAACTATTAAACAAGATAGTATGATTCAAGAACGTGATAGAAACAATACAGTTATTGTTGGTGACTCAGGTGGTTATCAGATTGGTAAAGGTGTACTAAAATTTGACTGGCATAACTTTGAAGGTGCCGCGGCAGATAAAACTCGTAGTAATATTCTTAATTGGTTAGAGCTAACAGCAGACTGGTCAATGCTACTTGATGTTCCGACTTGGGCTAGTGATCATATTCATTCACCTAAGACAGGACTAAAGAGCTTTCAAGATTGTTTAGATAAAACTCTCCACAATAACAAATACTTTATTGATAATAGATTAGGTAATACAAAGTTCTTAAATGTGCTACAAGGTTCAGACTGGGAAACTGCCGATGCTTGGTATCAAGCAGTTAAACATCTTCCAACAGAAGGTTGGGCAATGGGTGGTAAGAACATGTGTGATATGGAAATTGCACTAAAACGTATTATTACACTACGTGATGAAAAACTATTAGAAGATAGAGACTGGATGCACTTCTTAGGAACAGCACAACTAGATTGGTCTTGCTATCTAACTAGCATCCAGCGTCAAGTACGTAAAACAGTAAATGAAAACTTCACAGCATCATTTGATTGTGCTTCACCGTTTATTGCTACTGCTCATGGACTAGTTTATACTAACGCACAGCATACAAACAAGCGTTGGTCGGTGATTATGGATAAAGCGCCTGACGATAAAAGCATTAGTCAGCACTTCCACATTCCGTTTCCATTTGAGAGTGAAATTGGACGCAGAATGACGCAAGGTGACGTATGTTGGTACAAGCCAGGTATGCTTAACAAGATCGGCAAAGAAGGTAAAACTTCATGGGATAGTTTTAGTTACGCACTAATGATGGCACATAACACATACTGTCATATCGTAGCAGTACAACGTGCTAATAACTTGACTGATATTGAAACTGCTAGATTTAAGCCAGACTGGAGAGCATGGCGTAAAATTAAAGACTCAGATATGAGTGACGAATTTAGTGATTGGGTACCACGTAATATATTGTACTTTGATCGCTTTGTAGAGGAATTATTTGCTAGTGAAAAACCATTTGAAATGATCGAACAAGCAAAACCTATGTTAAACAACATGATGGGTATGCGACTTAAAGGTGGTGTAGCAAATAATACGTTTAATAACTTGTTCGAAGAAGAACAAAAAACAGGTGGTATTGAAGACTTCAACGATCCAAACGACGAAGCATTGGCTGAGTTAGAGGAACTATATCACGAACAGGAGGCATAATGTCAAACAAGGATAGTTTAGAGTATCTTAAACAAAAACATTTGGAACTAGATACTAAAATCGATAGGTTGTCTAATCCTTATTTAGGTACAGATCCAATAAAACTAACTCAACTAAAAAAAGAAAAATTACACATTAAAGAACGTATTGTAGCAATAGAAGAAGCACAGCAATGAAAAGAGACTACGAAACTGGAACCGAAGATAATGTTACCTTTTTTAAAGGCATTGAAGTTGAAAAAACTCCTGCTTACGGATTAAAAACATTATTTGTTACAGGATTAAATGATGTAAGTGTTATACGTCAGCACCTAGATGATGAAAAACATATTTTCTTTGGTGCTAATCACAGTTTCAAACCGCATGAGAGAAAAAACTCAGCATATGATTACTACAACGAATGGGACAAAATGATTGAAACATTCCTCAACGATGGCTATTGGTGTAGTTTAGATATTCCAATTACTGCCGCAGAGGAATTTTTAGACGGTCCTTTAGTTGAGTACGAAAACTTTATCCCACAACTTCGCGTTCCTGTGCCTTACGTGAAACAGTGGAACTACAACACTATGTTGAAAATTGATGATAAAGACTTTAAGGCAACCAATCCAGGTGTGTGGTGTCACAGTTTACATGATCTGTTAGACAGAGAAAAGTTTACAGATTGGACAAAATACACACTTGACAAACCCGTAGAATAATGGTATACTATAATGGAACAACAAGAAAGTTATCACAACTACATGATGAGAAAAATGAGAGAAGAAGATAAAAAAGTTTACATGGAAAGTAAGGTAAATAGAAGCATATGGGTGACTTTCCGTAAAGAAGGAATACATAAATATCCGGCCGCTTTAGATGATCCAAAACTTAAAACAAATGATTGGGACGATGTTAGTTTTCTTGGCTATCCTCATCGTCATATTTTCCACTTCAGGGTGCGTATCGAAGTGTTCCATGACGATAGAGACATCGAATTCATCCAGTTCAAACGCTGGCTCGAAAGGCTCTATAATACAGAAACAAATACTGGAAAAGACACAACCAACAGTGAAGTGTCCGTTTTAGAGTTGGATTACAAATCGTGCGAGATGATCGCTGACGAATTGTATGAAAAGATTTCTGCGAAGTATCCAGGCCGCTTTGTAGAAATTGATGTTGCCGAAGATGGCGAAAATGGCTGTTCAATTTTTTACCCTAAACCACAATAGTGATAATCATAAGAGGATTAATAAAATGGCAATTAAGTTTAACCGCGATGCGTATACTCGAGTCTTCAACGACTTGGATGCGTACTTGGATTTTTGCCGCTTTGAACTCCGTGAGTTCAACCCTGCTCACCTTTATAACAAGTCCAATGAAAATTGGCGAGCTTATTTGGCGAGTAAGCGTAGTAACTACCGCCCACGGAGACCAAAATATAATAACAATTATAAAAGGAAAAACTAAATGACAATTTACATTGTAGACATTGAAGCAGTAGATACACGTTACACCAAACAGTGGAAGGAACATGTTCCTACTCTATTGCATAATGCTACAGGTAAAGAAGTCGTAGTTATAAGTGGGGGAGAAACGCCTCAGGCTACAACACCTGGGGCGTTCCTCAACTTTGGCGGAACTAATGTTTACAAAAGCAATCAACTAGAACAGATAGGAGAACTATTCTGTAAAGGAGAAATACATGACGGAGATTATTTCCTATATACAGACGCTTGGAACCCGACTGTTATCCAGCTTCGCTACATGGCTGAACTACTCAATGTGGACATTAGAATCGGTGGCTTATGGCATGCTGGCTCTTATGATCCTGCTGATTTTTTGGGTAGGCTAATAGGCGATAAACCTTGGGTAAGACATGCTGAACAAAGTATGTTTGAAGTGTATGATCATAACTTTTATGCTACACAATTTCACATAGATTTATTTAAAAAAGCATTTAATACAGATGATAGTAAAATTGTGCGTACTGGTTGGCCTATGGAGTATTTGACCAATACTCTTTCTATGTATAACGGAATGGAGAAGAAAGATCTTATTCTTTTTCCTCATCGTATTGCCCCAGAAAAACAAGTAGATATCTTTCGTGACCTAAAAGAATCTCTACCACAATATGAGTTTGTAATTTGTCAAGAACAAGAACTTACTAAAAACGAATATCACAATTTACTAGGACAAGCAAAACTTGTGTTTAGTGCTAATCTACAAGAAACACTTGGTATTAGTTGGTATGAAGGTGCTATTGTTGGCGCTATTCCTATGGTACCAGATAGACTAAGTTATAGTGAAATGGCTTTAGACGATTTCAAATATCCAAGTGAATGGACTAAAGATTTTCAAACTTATCAACTAAACAAAAAACAAGTAATAGATAAGATTATTGATTATATGGAAAATTACAATAATTATCTTCCAAACCTAAATAAACAAGTAAAAACACTGAAAGATGAATTTTTCGGTTGCTCTAATATGATAAAAGTGTTACAATAATAAAATGATGAGAGACATCCTCGTCTATAACTCGGAGAAACAAATTGACTAAGTCAACACAAATTAAACAAAAACTAGAAGATGCCGGCATCCGTTATTGGGCTGGCGACAACATTTCAGAAGTACTACAAGAAGGTGACAAGGAAGCACTAATTGAAGAACTTACAGGTAAGTTCGAAAGTGTACTAGATAGTCTTGTTATTGATCGTCACAATGATCCTAACAGTATGGACACAGGTCGACGTCTTGCTAAAATGTACGTAAATGAGATCATGAGTGGTCGCTATGATCCTATTCCTAAAGCAACAGCATTTCCGAATGAAGGTGAAGACGCATACACTGGTATGCTAGTAGTTCGTAGTGAACTAAGAAGTGTTTGTTCACATCATCATCAACCAGTAACAGGTGTAGCATATATTGGAATTATTCCTAATGGCAAGGTGATTGGACTTAGCAAATACACACGTATCGCACAGTGGTGTGCTAGACGTGGTACACTACAAGAAGAACTAGCTAATGATATTGCTCGCGAAATTGAAAAAGCAACAGGTGCTAAAAACTTAGGTGTGTATATTCAAGCAACACATGGATGTTGTGAGAATCGAGGTATTATGGCACACAGTAGTTTAACACAAACAACAGTGTTAAAAGGTAGTTTCAAAGAAGATAGTGGAACTAAAAAAGAATTTATGGATAATATTAAATTACAACAGGAGTTTGCGCCAAGATGACAATAAAAGAAGGACCATTGCTAACAGCATTACACGCACCTGATGATGGTGTACTGAAGCAAGAATTTATTACTTACAGG